ATGGTGAAGTTCCGCCATATCCCGCCAACCCAGTTCCTGAAGGGCTTCGAGGCCGCGTCGCGGCTGGAAAACTTCAGTCGCGCGGCCGAGGAGCTGGGCCTCACCCAGTCCGCCATCAGTCACCAGATGCGCCTGCTGGAGGGCCATATCGGCCAGCCCCTGTTCCTGCGCAGCGGCCGCGAGGTGCGGTTGACGGACGCCGGGCGCGATTATCAACGCACGGTGCGCCGCTGTCTTGAGTTGATGGAAGAGGGCTATCGCCGCCTCGAACCCTACCGGAAGCCCGGCAGCGTGGTCATCTATGCCCCGCGCGACTTCGCCCGGCGCTGGCTGCTGCATCGCCTGCCATCGCTTCGGGCGGCGGCCCCGAACTGCGAACCCTGGCTGGACACGAGCGGAACGCCGGTCGATTTCGAGACCCTGGAAATCGATCTTGCGATCGTCCACACCGACGCACCGCCGGAGGGCTGTGAAAGCCTGCTGATCGCGACGGACATTCTGTCCCCGGTCATGACGGCGGAACGCGCTGCGTCCTTGCGGCAAGCTTCCGACCTGCTTGATGCGCCTCTCATTCATGACGAGCGCCCTGTCGGCTGGGCGGACTGGTTCCTGCACGCCGGCATCGCGGTGAACGGAACCTGGGCGGGAAGCAACTTCAGCGACAGCGATTTCGCCCTGGCCGCTGCCGAGCTCGGCCAGGGCGTAGCGCTCGGCAGCCTGACGCTTGCCGAGAAGGCGCTTGCCGATGGGTCACTAAAACAGCCCTTTGGTCATGTTCTTGAAACCGGCCGCGCCTGGTATGCCATATCGACGCCCGACCGGCTCAGGGATGCCGACGTGCGCGGCGCATGGAATTGGCTACGGGACGCTACAGCCGACCGTGGCACCCCACCTTGACGGCAATCTTCCGGGCCCGGGCGGCGCGTTCGGTGACAGGCAATTCCGGCATGTCGGGACTGCCGGACCGATAGCCTATCGAATTTGATCGCGAAGTTGCGGGTCAAGGCCGGCCTTTTGCCAGGTCAACTGAAGATCGAAATTGACCGGAACCGCCGAGCGTCACTTCGTCGAAAGGCATTGGTGCCCCTAGCCGGGATGAAACCTCTATTCCGTGTATTGATTTTAAAGAATAATTTCTTGGGCGCCTTTCGCATTGTGTCACAAACTGTGTCACAATCTGTGTTACGAAAAGTGCGTATATTTATCGAACCATCTTCTCGCGTTTCGGGCCTCTTCACCTTGACAAATCGGCCTTGGCGATTCTCCTGGTATAGGCGCGCTCAACCCCAAACACGGCTTCATCTTTGGTCGCGACATTGCCGCTCAAAGATCCCGAATACCACCACCATGTGCCGGCAGACGGGCCATGCATTGCTTTCATGATCCGTCCGGCAGATTTCGCCTGGAAGCTGGCGGAAAAATCCAAGGGCACCGTTTCCCCTCCGATGACCGTACGGCCCCACTGCAGATGCACACGCGCGCCACGGTCAACTAGGAATCCGAAAGCTTTTTCGTCCGTCTCGAACGTGTCGACGATCGTGCTGCCGTCGACGACCTGCCAGCCTCGCTGATAGGCAAAGCGAACTTTGAGCCGGGAGCCGGCGCTCATGCCGGGTCCTCGCGCCAGACGGGAACGCGGCTGATCTTGATGGCCATGAGACGGCGGATGCTCAGGCCGGCGGCTTCGCGTCCGGTCGGCGCGAAGGCCTCGATGTCGAGAAAGCCGTGATCGGCGCCGTTCTCGCATTTCATGCGGTGCGCGAGAGAATCGACGTCGACGTCGCCGAGCAACTGGATCAGGTCGGACGGGACATAGCAGTGCGTGCGCTTGCAGTAGCGGCAGCGCACGCGCACCAGGCGCATGGTGTCGTTGAGCTGCGACAGCGGATAGTCGCGATGTTTGGGCGAGTACTGCTCGGGCATGAGAACGGAATAAGAACAAATTCCTGCCAGTGGTCAAGGGCACGATGCCGTTGACGGCAATTTAGCTTCGCCACATATAAGCACCATGCTGTGGTTTTCCCCTCCCGTACCCGTCCGGACGAAGCGCATTGGCACGACGCGCGAGGTCAGCAGCGTCGAGGCGGCGGCGGAAGAATTGCTGACATGGGAAAAGCAGGGCGCAGCGTGGCGCAAGGCCGTGCAGGCCTGCATCGACGCAGGTGAAGGCCGGACAACGGCCGGGGAAGCCCGAAAAGCGTTCCTGGCTGCGGCTAAAGCATGCGGCATGCTTCGCGGGCAATAAAAAAGGCCGCCCCGGCGAACCGGAGCGGCCTGTCTGGATTTCCGGCGTCTTCAGCCCGAAACGATGGACGTCCGACGTTTGACGATGTGCGCTGGCTTCTCAGGGCATGTCTGAACGGTCGGAGGATGAGCCTTGCCACAGTTCGGGCAGGCCCATCCCTTCACGGGCTTCGACGTAGGGGAAAGGTTGATGCCCTTCGTTTCAAGTGGGCACAACATCTACGCGCCGACCGGCTCGGGCGGCGGCACCGGCGTGAAATCGACATAGTAGCTGCGGCCGATCACAAGCTGCTCGGCAGCCTTGGGATTGTCGATCTGGAATTCCGCGTGACCGGACGGCGTCGCCTTCTGGAAAGAAATATCCTCGGCAACCTTCTGATCGTACTCGCATCGGAAGATGGCCTTTGCGCCACCCCAGGCCTGCGCGAACACATTCTCAAGCCTCATCTTTGCACGAATGCCCATCTCTTCATCTCCATGAGTTGGGGTTGCCCGGTACCGCCGAGCACGGAGCTATGGCCGGTTCTCGGCCGGCGCCTCGCCGATGGCGGGAGGCGGCATCGGGAACGGCACCAGGCCTTCATTCGGCCTGATGTTGAAGCGGATCGGCGGCGACGACACCAGGATCGGCCAGCCGAGGCGATGGATGAGATTGCAGGAATAGGCCAGGTCGACGACGTAGGAGGCCTGGCCGAGGGCCGCGGCGTCGGGAACCGTGATCGAGCGCCGATAGGTGTCAAGGCCGGCGAGCGGCCGTGGCCCGACCGTGAAGCTCGGAATTGCGTGCTTCTCGCCCCTGGCGTCGATCAGCCAGCGCTTGACCACGGCGTCGCAGACGCGCAGCCGGAAGACGCTGAATTCGACCTCGATAGTGCCGCCCTGCGGCACGCTGTCAGACAGGGCGGCGACGTGGTCGTAGATGATCGGCGGCTGCCGGTCGAGGGCCGACGTGACCAGCCAGGCCAGCAGGACGGCGAAGGGCGAGGCGATGATCGCAGATCGCCAGTCGAAGGCAACAACGCGTTGAGCCATGGTCATTTGACTGCCCTCAGAAGATAGGGCGCCACCCAACCCCAGATCTGGTTCAGCGCCACGAGGATCGCGGCCAGGCCGAGCACGAATTTGGGAACGGAGCGGATCGCCCTGGTGAAGACGACGGATCGGGTGACGATCTTGAAACCGGCATCCCACTTGTCGTCAGGCAGGCTGAGGAAGACATCCAGCCTGTCCATCTGCTTCTTGTCGAGGTGACTGATCTGGATGAGGCGTTCGCGCTCTTCCTCGTTCCAGCGCGCGACCATTTCAATGGTGCGTTTGTCGAGTTCCCACCACCGCTGGGGAAGCTCGCTCGGATTTGCCTCTGCCATCACCCTCGCCGCTTTCGGGATTTGAGTTCGTTTACTTCGCCAGAACCCTGACGCTCTTGATCAGCGCCGATTTTTCGCGCCGGCATGCGCCGAAATTCCTGCGGTCCGTTGCCCACAGCCTGTTTGTCTCTTTTGGGGTAAGGTCCCGGTCGGGCACGTCGACCAGCTCGGCGCAGTCCTGCAACAGGCTCTGGCTGATGCGCGCCTTGGGCGCGACATCATCGGCCGATGGCATTGAGCTGCCTTGACACGCCGCGAGGAGTGGCAATGCAACGAGCCCCAGCACGATTGGACGGGTCATCGGGATTGGTCCTTTCCAGTCTGTCGAGGCTGTCCTCGAGTGCGGCGATGCGCTTGTCGTCATCGATCGAAGCGAGTTTCAGCCGCAGCGCTTCAGCCTCGATCTTGTCGAGGTCGCGCTGCTTCACTGCCTCCTCGGCCGCGCGCTTAATGCCCGCGAGGCGTTCCTTCTCCTGCCAGGCCAGCCGCTCACCAAGCTGGCCGGCGGCGAACTGCCTGTCGACGCGACCATCGACCAATGACGCGAGCGCCGGGCCGGCCCAGGGGATGAAACGCAGGGGACCGATCGGCACGCCCTCGTAGAACAGGACGATGCCGCCGGCGACGACGAGCGGCAGGCCAAGGCGAGACGTGGCAAACGCCAAGAATGGCCCCACGTACGGGATGGCGTAGAGCGGCGTCACCGCAGTCCCGCCATGCAAAGCACCTTCTCGCGCTTTCGCCGTTCGAACAGGCCGCGCAGCACACGCCCGCCGGCCTTGTCGAACCAGGTCAGCGCCTGGCAGCCGCCCGCGATGTCGCCGGCATTGAGGCGGCGCGTCGCCGTGCTCTTGCCGATTCCGCCGACGCCGACATTGAAGGCGGTCGATGTGTATGCCGCATCACGCGTCGGCGGCAGGCGGGCCGCGATCGTCACCGGCGTGAAATAGCGATGCAGTCCCGTGCGGTGTTCGGCCACCTCGATCCAGAGCAGAGCGAGGCATTCCGCGTCCGTCCGGACCATGCCAAGCTTCACACCACGGGTCGACCCGAAGCAAATCGTCGGGATACCTACCGCATCGAGATAGGCCTGATTGCGCTTGCCCTCCTCCTTGGCGATGAAAGGCACCGCGATCTGCAAAGTCTCCGCCTCGGTCGCCTCGGCCGCGCCGGCGGGCGCGGCGAAGATGACCGCGAGCGCGATGACGATCAGAGCCACGGCAATGACGCGCAGCCACTCCATCCAGGGCGACAGGCCTTGCTGCCAGACGCGGCCAACGATGCCGGCGAGCAGGAATAGCACGCCGAGCCACCAGGCGAAGTACGGGTCATAATCCTGCCCAGTCAGGCGGTAACGGAGCTCCGGCAGGATGAGCACGGCGAGGCCGGCGACCTGCATCCAGAAGCTGAGAGACAACAGCACCACGCGGCGCCAGTCGGTAACGAGGCGGAGCATCGAACATTCTCCTTGGTTGCCGCCCGGCATTCCGGGCAGGTTGTTCGGTTTCAATTTTTGGCTAAGGTCAGCCCATGGTGGGGATGACATCGAGATTCACTGTCGAAGTGATGGACGGCACTGCGTTGCGCGAGCGCCGGGAGGTCGATGCGTTCAACTTCCTCGAGGCAGCAAAGGTCGTTGCGAGCCGACGACTGGAATGGCAGCGCATTTTACCCGGCGGGCGAGAGCGCATTGGGCCTTGGGTTCTGGTGACACAACAGGTCAGCGGTCGGACCGAGGAATTTGTGTGTCTATAACTCAGCACCGATCGGTTGAATTGTATCTACGTGAGGAGCCGGGTCGCGATTTGCAGACGGCCCAGCTTTCCGGTAATTTCCGGAACTTCGCGATAACAGGAAGCTTTGTTGGGTTGGTGGGACTAGATAAAAGACGCTACGACGCGATTGATGCTCTGCGAGCTGTCGCCGTTTTGCTCGTTCTCATCTACCACCTAACGGCTAGATTTCCGACAGACTACACCGGGCTTGATCATCAAATAGCACTGCCCTGGCGAGGCATACTAGGCGTCTTTTTGTTCTTCATTGTCAGCGGCTACTGTATCGCGATGACGGCTGAAAAAGCGGAAAGTGTCTGGAAGTTCTGGTTACACCGGTTCACCAGACTGCAGCCGGCATTTGTCGTTTGCATAGCGATCACTCTTGGGGTGGTAGCTGTGCTTGGCCTTCCTGGCAGGGAGACCTCGGTCGCCGATGGTGTCCGCAACGTGCTCTGGTTCCCGATTTTCAGCAAAACACCTCTGGTCGACGGGGTGTACTGGTCCTTGATGGAAGAGGCGAAATTCTATTTCGTCTTCGGAATTCTGTTCTACTCATTCCGAAGCCGGATACTGACAGCCTTTGCCTGCTTTACCGCGATAGGAGCGTTCATCCATTTTTCTGGATGGCTGAACGCTCCATCCCAGTTGATATTCCCCTTTAAGGATGTGGCACGCAGCTATTTTTTCTTCCCTTACAGCCTTTTCTTTCTCGCAGGTATAGCCGCTCGGAGATCTGGTTTTCTCGCTCAGGCGGCAGTCTTCTCGGCTGTGTCGGCAGCCTTTTGGATGGTGTGGGGCAACACGCTATTCACCGTTCTTGCAATCGCGATCGCCATTATCGGGATGGTGGGAGTTCAAGTTCGCGGTGCACAAATCTGGCGCCCGATCACTTACCTCGGCCTTATCAGTTACCCCCTCTATCTGCTGCACCAGAATGTCGGGATATCGCTAATCAGATTTCTGGGACCCTATATTAGTGATTCATATTTGCGGATCGCAATCGCAGCGGGTGTCGTCCTGGCACTGGCCGCCCTGGTTTCATGGTCAGTCGAGCATCGATTTCGCCACTGGCTTGAAGCTACAATTGTCGGCGCTGTATCACGGGCGCTCCCGACGCTGCCTAGGTGGCTATCCCTCAATCAGCGACGATCTTCTCTTCGGCCGAAGCCGATAACGCCCGTACCCGTTCCTGTTCAACCGCGAGCTCCGACTGGCTCTTTTCAAGGGCCTGCTGAAGAGTAGCCAATTTGGCTCGCTGCTCTTCAAGATCCGCCGCCAATTCCAAGTTGATTTTGGCGATGATTTCAGGAACATCCCACCCCGCCTCAACAGCCTGCGCGGACGACATGATGCCCATGGGCGGGAACGGGCGCCCGAGCGGATCGACGCCCTCCAACCCGACGATGACATGCCATCCACTTGGGCGATCGTCGTCGCTGCGCCGCCCGCGATAGAGGAATTCCTCGATATAGAATTTTTCCAGCTGTGCCATTTTCAGACTATCTCCGTTCAAAGTGCGCCGTTGGCGGCCAGGTACCAAGCCGCTCCATCGAATTCGACTTCGCAGAATGTGTTCTGGGTCAGGTTCTTGAGGCCACCAACGGAGAGATTGAAGGCGCCGCTTCCCGTACGCGTGACACGGAACCTTAAGCCCTTATAGGCACCCGTAGCGGCGAGGGTGATGGTCCGGCTTGCCGTTAGCGTCCCGGTATGCCTCACGTCCTCTGCATTCGCGAGTGGCGTAAGCGTAAAGTCAGCGTTCGTGGCAATCGTCTCTTGGCCGCCCTGACGTAGACGCTTCCAGACGGTGCCGTCTGACTCGACCATGCCTCCGCCACCGCCTAGATCGGAGCAGAAGACTTGTTGGCCGGCAGTTGCCGCACTCGGAAGCGTGCCAACGGTGTAGGGCCGAAATTGAAGATGGGAGTTGCCGTCAATGACGACCTGTGCATTTGCCCTGTGACTCACGACGCCCGTGTTGTCGATGCGCAAGCGTTCGACAGATGTGATAGTGCCATCGGTGCACGTTCGAAACACAATCCGCCCCGGCATGTCGCCCGGACCAGGCGTCCCATCAACGGCAAACAGGATATCGGCTGCAGTGGGGAAATTTGCTCCATCGTCCCCGAAGGCCGCGACCGAGCCGAGTGTATCACCGCTTTGCACAACAGCACGCGATCCGACCGCCGCTCCACGCGATTTTGCAAGCGAAATGATTGCCCCAGTTCCCGCATTTGACCATCTATAGATGCACATCTGGGCGGTGTTGGTAGGATCGTGTAACTGAAATTTTGGCATCTGCGTGCTGGCCGACCCTACGCCGACCGCCGCAGGGTTCCCGAGCAAGAGGACGCCATTTGTATCCAAGCGCGCTGCTTCGAGCGAGCCGTTGTTGCCTACCAGGAAATTGATGAAGTCGGTTGTGCCGGCACCTGATGTTGACTGCAATGTCAGAGAGGATCCCGCGCCCGTCCCTCCGATCAGCTTTGGTCCGGTCAGGGAAGTGAAGAAGGTTGCTGCAGATAGCAGCAAGGCCTTCAAATTTCCCCACGTCAGCCGCTTCAGCGCATAGGAAGCAGCGCTGTCGAACAGCGACAGTTCGTCTGCATCCACCGGCGTGGTCTTCGCCGACCCCGGCCGCACGACCGAGACGACAGGAATTGCCGGATTGGTGTTGTCTATTGCGATGCCGGCGCCCGACACGATGCTCGAAACGCCGCCTCCGGCGACGGCGTTGGCGACCGAGAACGGACCATCCCATGCCGTACCCGTCCAGCGGTAAAAGGCGAAAGCGACACCTATCTGAGCATGCAGGAAGAGAAAGCCCTTGTCGCCGGTGCCCAGGGTGATGGCGTCGCGATCGGCGATCGATCCGCTGGCGTTCGGCGTGATGCCGGCCAACGACAGTTGCACCAAGACTCGCGTGAGCTTGTCGTAGAGATCGACGACATTGGCCGCGGCGGAATTCTCCCGCTCGATCGCATAGGCCCTGCCCGCCCCTGTCGTGCCGGGCCATGGCAGCGCGAGCGTCAGCGATGTGTCGCTTTCCACGGACAGGATCGGCACAGCCATGCCGGCGCAGTAGAAGGTCCCGCCGGTCACCAGCGAAACCGCCCAGGCCGTGCCGGAACCCGTCACCACGGCATTGCCATTCGTCACGGAAACCGTGCCGGTGTTGTAGATCGCTGTCATAGGAAGTCCCTAGAGGCTCTGGGGGATGCCGAAGATGTAGTAGCGAAGGCCGAGGGCAACGCTATCGTTCGTACTGGGCCACTCTTTCATGTAGTAGATGCCCGCCCCGTCGATAAAACGGGGATTGGCGCCCGCCATGTAGAAGTCGACGGCGCTCTCGTCGGCGCGGATGTTCGCCCACGAACTCTCCTGGCTGCAACGGCCCGACCATGTGCCGCCGCTGTTCGTGAAGACCCGGTGGTAGCCATTGCGCGTCGTGTACGGGTAGCAGTTGCTCTTGAAAACCACGATCTGCTTGACGAAAAGCTTCAGCGCCGGCGAGGAGTTGTTGGCGCTAACCGTCGCCATCCGCTCGCCCTTGAAGCGGTCGCCACCCGAGATGACGGTCGGGAAATCAGCCGTCCACGACAGGAAGCCCTGCGCCAGGACCGGCAGGTAGGCGAGCCTCGTGTCGACCATGATGTCGCTGAGGTTCGGCGACAGGTCGGATGATCCCGGGCGCTTGATCTGCACGAAGTCCCGCGTGCCGTCATTCCCCTTGTAGAAGATCTTCTTGCCGCCTGATGTCGGCGCTTCTTCGCTGTTGGCGAAGATGATGTAGCGGATAGTGACGGCGGTCGCCTTCAGATTGGTGATGACGACCCTGTCGCTCTGAACCTCGTAGGTGAAAGCCAGCGACTTGTCCGAGGAGATGCTGTCGAAATATGGCGGGGACCAGAATTCCGCGTCCGTCTGCCGCCTGATCATGAAATCCATGTAGGTTTTCGACGTCAGTGGCAGCGGACAGATGATGGTCGCGGTGCCGCTCGCGGCGACGTTGATGTCCCCGGCCGCCATGATCTTGGCCGGAATCTTGTCCTCATGGAACACGAAGTTGTTCGGGTTGATGTCCGCGACCGTCCGGCCCGGAAGGGCAAGGCGCGCCGTCGTCGCACTCAGCCGCAAGACCTGCTGTCCGCTTACCGGCGTCGCGGAAAAGTCCGGCATCGCGTCGTCGCGGGCCGGCAGTTGGAACACCGTCAAAAGCCAGTTCCAATTGTAGGCGCTTGGGATCGATGAGCGCAGAACGATGTCATAGCCTTCGCGCGATCCGCTGTAGAGATTGGCGTTGATCAGCGTCGCCGAAGAGCCGCCATATCCGTTGTAGCTTTCCACATATCCGTTGCCGACGCTGAACTGGCTGTAGTTGACGGTGGCGCCGTTATAGGTGTTGGCGGCCAGCGCCGGGTCGATCTGGCGCCACTCGAGGATAGGCAGATAGCCAAAGCCCCACCAGTTTGAGAACAGGTAGAGATCCTGCGACCCTGTCCCGGAATTTCTCCAGTACATGATCGCGCCGCAGGAACTGGCGAGGCCATTGTTGGTCGACGGGGTGTTGAGATCGTGGTTATTGAAATACCAGAACCCGCCGAGGTAGCCCCCCGTGGTGTACCGGCTGTCATAGGCCTGGGTGTAGATCTCGAAAACGTAGCTGAGCTTCGTGCCGTTGAGGCTGTCGAACTTGAATTTGCCGACGCTGGTGGCAGGCTCCGTCACCAAGTTGGTGTTGTTGTCGAACGAAATCCGGAGGCCGGGAACCCCGCCGGCAAAAATTCCATATCCCAATTTCGGCATCAGGGCACCGAGATGGATTGGAACTTGTTGTTGTAGTCGCTGATCATCGAATTGTCGGCGCTGTGGATGTAGGCCGCCGTCACGTCGCCCAAGTTCGCGATCTGCGCTTTCAGCGCGTTGTCTTCGAAGGTCAGCGGGTAGCCGCTGCTGGTGCCGTCCGTGACCACGAACTTCTGGGCATAGATGAAGAAGTTCGAGAACGGAGACGCCGGGTTGCCGCCTGCGAAGCCAGCCTCCATGTAGAAGCCCGACGACACCCACGCGGCCCCGATCGATGCGCGGACTTCCGCGACCAAACGAGATACGACGTCGCCGGCGCCGGCCTCGGCGCGGATCCTGAAGAGCCCACCAGCCGTGGCGTCCCCAACCGCCGCCTGCACGCCGAGCAATGCCGTCGCCTGGGCCGATAGTTCGCCGTTGATGTCGTCAATGCTGGCGCTCAGTTCGAGAAACGCGGCCGCGCTGGCGTCACGGAAGCGTCGCGCCACTACGTTGTCCTCGACCTGCCGGCCAGCCGCTTCCACCGCGGATGCTGCAAGCTGGGCGATCTTGTCGTTGAACTCTTGCCGCATGCCCGACAGGCTGGCCATGAAGCTGATCACATCCTGCTGCAATTGCGCCAGGCTGACCGATACATCGATCACCTCGCCAGGCGTTGATACCTGCCCCCACGTCGTGAAGAACGTTGCGCGCGGCGGGGTGGCGATGATCCGGTGCCGGTACTCATAGGTCTTGTTCGGCAAGACGCCTTCCGAGACGGTGAGCACCTGCACGGGCATTTCGGCGCGCTTGACGATGCTGGCGACATAGCCGCTATGGATGCCCGACTGTGTTCCGGTCGTCGCGATCGCGTCGCCACCCAGCGTCAGCGAGGCGGTGAACTGGCCGGCCGACAGGACCGTCTTGACATAGAACGGGCTATCCGCTGTCAGGCCAGTCGGCAGCGCGCCGGTGGTGGCGATGTAAAACAGGTCGCCGGCGGACAGATTGTGGTTCGGCCAGGTGATAACGGCCGGATTGGCGATCGACACGGTGACGCCAACCGCCTCCGGCCGGTACTCGACATCGAGCGCCGATACGGTGACGTCGTCGAAGGCGTTCCACTGGAAGCGGATGCCGGTCTTGCGCTCGGTCGAGTTCTCGACCTTGATCTGGATGCCGTTGGCGATGAAGTTCGCCGCCTGCACGGCATAATCCGGATCGCCGGGCGCCACCGGCACGACTGGCACAGTGATATATTCGGTCGGGTCGAAAATGGCGTCGTCGACCTGCTGGAGCGTCAGGTAGATGTTGCGCGCCGCCTTGTCGCCGAGCGGGCCAAGCCGCTTTTCGACGAGCTGGAACTTGAACGTGCCATACTCGGCGGAATTCCACTGGCACCACTTGCCGACCTTCGCCTCGGCAAGGAAACGGGGATGGATGCAGATCTCGGCGTTGGCCTGGTAGCGACTGGCCTTGAAAGCGATATCGGCGAGACGGTCGGCAACGACGCTGTCATTGACGGCGCCATATGGCACCGAGACAGCCAGCCGCTCGCCATCCTCGGCCAGCGCCGAGGCGTTGATCCGGATCGCCAGCGGCGTCTGTTCGTAGAAATTCTCCGGCGCCAGATAGGTGCCGGCCAGGGTATTGATCAGTTCCGACTTCGTGCGCTTGACCGAGAACCGGAAGGGCTCATCGACCATGATGTCGTCATCGGTGAAGGTGAAGGCGATCGATTGCGCCGCCCCCGCGATCGGGTATTCGCCCGAGGCATCCTCGACCCAGGTCGAGGCGCTCGATTCCAGAAGCGGCTGCAGGTTCTGGTCATGCGTGACGCCGGCCCCGGCCGCCGCGATCAGGCCCGCCTTGTAGCGCTTGGCGACGCCGACAGTCTCGTCGCAGATGTTGGCGGCCAGCGTCCATTCCGGCAGCGGCAGGCGCGACGCCGACACGCCCTTTCCGACCATCATTTCCGTGCCGTTGAAGATGCCGCGCTCCAGAGCGTAGGCCATCAACACGGGATTTTCGGTGAATTCCCAGGTCGACTGGTCGGTCCAGCGATGCGAACCGCTGCCGCCGACCGTGCTGTCCTTGCGCCAGTCGTAAAGCGGCGCGCCCTCGACCTCGAAGAACGCATCCCACGGCTGTTGAAGGTTTTCCCGGTTGAGGATGCTGGTGACGACGGCGTAGGCGATGCCGGCGCCGCGATGGTCTGATGTCCAACGGCCGGTCGGGTTTGAACGGGAGATGAGACCCGCATCGGCCGTCTGCGTCATCGTGCCCTTGTAGAGCTTAACCCAGACTTCGGAATCGATCTCCTGGATGCGAAAACCCTTGGTGGCGTCTTCCGTGCCGCCGAGCGTCTTCCACTCGCCCTTATAGCGAACGCGGGTGATGGCGTTGACCCGGAAGTTGGACAGGATGCGCACATCCTGGACGCGGCGGTTTCCCGGCCCGTAAGCATTGCGGTAGACCAGCTGCCCGGCAGTGCCGTAGCGCCCCATGCCCACCGAGCGCGCCAGATCCTCGCCATAAGTCGTCTCGAGCTGCGAGGCTTGCGCCTGCGTCTTCTGGCCGCCGAGCAGCGAGCCCAGGGCGTACTTGGCCGCAAGCCCAAGCCCGAACCTGGCGAGACCGGCAAGGATAGTGGAGCCACCAAGCCAGGAAGCAACGCCCGTGAGCGCGGTCGCTACCGTCGTAAAAAGCGGAACGAGGAAACCCACGGCCTAACCGACCTTGAAAGCGGTCTTGATGTCGGTCTGCGGCAGCACCAGCACGCCGGCCTCGGTGCGGGCCACGAAACCGCGATCGCAGATGAAGCCGCAGGACAGCAACGCGCCCTGCTCGACCACGCCGACATCGCCGCGCTGCGCCATCAGCCGGCCGATCTCCGGAAACAGGCTGGCAAGGGCCGCCTCGACATCGGCGAAGCCGCGACGGCGCAGGATCCTCGCCGCGCCCGCCTCGGTCTTGTAATTGCCCCTTATGTCGGCGGCCGGATCGACGCCGGTGATTTCCCGCACCACGTCCATGACGGTCAGCAGGCAGTCGGTCTTGCCCCACACGCCGGGCGTGGCGACGATGTCTGGAACCAGCCGCGCAAGGCGGCGGTCCCAGTCGGGCAACCGGGTCAGGTCGAGCATGATGATGGATTGCCTCAGTCGAACTTGATGTCGAAGGTCTGATGCTTCACCTGCGACGCCTCCTTGAAGAACATGTCGCCGGGCGAAACGAGTTGCTGGTCTTCGTGGCTGGCGGTGCGGTAGCCGTCGCGGTGGTTGGCGATCGCGCCGGAACGGACATTGGCGATCAGCTTCTTTTCGCCATTGTCGCGGGAGTGGTCGATCGTGTCGATGAAGCCGTAGGCGCCCGGTTCGGCATGCAGGAACGAGCGGTCATCGGGATCGAAATAGAAGTCGTAGACCGTGACGGGAGCATCCTTGTAGCCCTCATTCTCGATCAACAGCAGCTTATCCGGGGTCAGTCCGGAATCACGCTTTGCGACAAGCTCCGCCGTGAAGGTCGAGGCGGCCGTGCCCAGGCCATAAACCGGCTCGGAAACCGTGATCAGCGCGTTGGGCCAATACAGTTGGCCCGCAACCGTGATGTCGCCCTTGCCGTTCCAGAACCCGTATGTGCCGGTTGTGCAGGCGATCTTGATCCCGGAGCGGATGACCCCCCTGCCCTCCGAAAGCACCGTCTGCAAGCGCGTCGGAAAACTCATTTCGCAATCTCCACCAAGGTGAAGGCGGCTGTCGGCTTCAACTCGTCCGAGATGGAAAAGGAGCCGGACATGACACGCATGTTGGCCATAGGATCCTTGAACCGGACGACGGCGCCGGCCGCGATATAGGAGGGAACGGCGGGCTCGACGGTCAAAGTGATGGCATTGCCCACGGCAACGCCACCAGACTGGACGCGAAAGAGCGAATTGTAGTCGCCGGAGCTTGCCGAGATCAGATCGCCAGCCCCCAGGGTCAGGCCATTGGTCACGCTGTTGATCGAAAGCTGGTTGCCTGTGACCGACACCAGATTGCCGTCGTCCGCCAAGGCCGCATTGTTGGCATCGCCCCAATAGGCCTGCGGCACGGACATGTGTCTGGGTCTGTAGAGAACCGTCTGCAACCCGCCGCGGCATGCATCCTTGAAGGCTTCGACCCGCAGCCGCTCGGATGCCTCGAGAGGCACCGTGCGCATCTGAATGGTCCAGTAGGCGTCAGCAAACTCGACGAACGACATGGCGCGTCCGCCGCCGGCACGGGAGACCGACACCGATTCGGTGAGTTGCGGGTAGGACGCCTGAAAGCGAACTGCCGGCAGTGCGATCGCGGTCATTTCAGCAGCCCGGTTGTCTTGGCCTCGCGGATGGACTTGACCACGCGGCCGGTGAATTCCCGCTCGAATTTCTTCATCTGCTCGAGCACGTCAGGAACGTCGTCCTTGTCGCGGATACTGATCTGCGGCGCAAAAACAGGGCTGATGACCTGCGACGGCTGGGCTTGCGCCGAAATGCTGTCCATGTCGGGCAGCCGCGGAACGATCGTGCCGCTGACGCGCGGCACAAACAACTCGGCCCTTTTCTCGCCGACGATATAGGGCTTGCCGGCAGTGACAGGGCCGCCGTTCTCCCGCAAGCCAAGCGCCGAGATGATCCCCGGATCACTCCCGCCGCTGCCGCCACTGCCAAGGCCAAGGATACCGAGCAAGCTGCCGAAAATGCCGCTGCCGCCACTGGCGGCGCTGTTGGCCTGGATAATGGCGTCGATCAGGTCGTTCTCGATCTTGTCGATGATCTTGTCGAGCGCGTTGAGTGCTACATTGCCGAGATCCTGCCAATCCAGCTTGCCGTCATCAAGTGCGGAGCGAAGATCGCCGAAGGCACCTTTCAGAAGGTCGCGCTGCAGTTGCTGGTTTTCGGTCGCCTTGCGCAGCGCGTCGGCTTGCTCGGCGTAGGCCTGCGACACAGCCTGGATGGCCGCGACCTGGCTGGGGGAAAGCTTGGCATTCTGCCAGTCCGCATCGCCCTTGCGACGCGCTTCCTCACGCACATCCTTGAGCGCCTGCTGCTCAAGCTCCAGCGCGATCTTGCGCTGCTGCTGCTCCTTGAAGGACAGGCCGAGCGCCTCACGCTCCAAGGTCAACGCGGCAGTGCGATCCTTGATCGCCTGAATGTCCTGTTTCACGCGGTCATCGGCCGACGGACGATTGGACTTAGACCCCCCGGTTTTCGGTTCCGGCGGGATGATGGTCTCGCCCGACTTCGACTTGCCGGAAAACCTGGAATTGAAGGCGTCGTCCGATAGCGCCTGATAGAGGCGACTACCCTTTGCCCCGGCATTTGCATCACCGGGTTGCCCCACCAGTCCGCCAACCAGGTCGCCAGCCCTGGACGCCGGATTGGCGGAAGCGCCTGGCGTCATGAAAATACCACCGATCCAAGCTGGAGCCGGAATCTTGCTGAACTGCTCGAATTTCGCAATCAACCGGCCGGCTGCGGAGACGTTCTGATCGATGAAGTCGACGGTCTCGATCAACGCTTCCTTGAACTTGGTCTCGATGGTGTTGGCGACGGCGTCAAACCGCTTGTCGAGTTCATCAGCTTTGGCGATTGCCTCGCTGGAGAGGACCTGGCCGAGATTCTCAGCCTGGCGAGACATGATTGCCAAGGCATCCGCGCCACCGCGAAGCATGCCCACCAGATCGCCACCACGATCTCCAAAAGCCAGCGTCGTCAGGCGCAGCTTGTCCTGTTCATTGCGGGCGTTCTTCACGAGATTGGCATAGTCGCGAAGAACGTCGATCTGCTTCCTCAGGTTTCCTTCCTGATCGCGCAACTGGACGTTATTTGCCTTCAAGACGCGCGACAGATCATTTTCCGCCCCGGCGGCGACTTCGGCGATGCGCTTCGAAAAGCCTGCCATGGCTTGGTCAAGGGTATCGGCCGATGCTCCGGTCTGCTCAGCGGCATAACGCAGTTCCTGGAGCGCATCCGTGGTAACGCCGACCTTGTCGGCGACGTCACCGATGTCCGCAATTTCCTTGATGGTGTTCCTGATGCCATCAATCGAAAACCCGACCCCAATCGCAGCCAGTGAGGCAACGACGCCCCGCGCCATGCCCGATATGCGTGAACTGAGCGCATTGAATTCAGCCGAAGCCCCGCGCGCAGTCTGCTGGGTAATGCGGCGGATGTCGGCCATGGCTTTTTCGTAGCCCCTGGCATTACCGTCGATGAACGCTTCGACATCAGGGCGTGGCATGGCGTTTGCGCCTCTTTTCCTGCTTTGCTCGGAAGCCCGCTTCGAGAGCGGCCTTCTCGCCGACACTCAATGGCTGCGATTTCGACGATGGGAACTTGCCGTCGAGCGCTGTCAGCAACTCCGGCAATGTGGCCGACCAGAATGTCGCCGGCGTCCAGCCCAGCGGCCCGGTCGCAATCTTCTGCCACAACTCGATAAAGCCCCTGACTGTCAGGGGCTTTGCACGTTTCCCTGGGCTTGTTCCTTGCCGCGGGCATCGGCCTTGGTGAGATGGGCGGCGATAGCTTGCGTGAAAGACCGTCGCCACGCCACGGCATCTCCGGCAGTCAGGCTCGCCTTGGCCGCGTCAACGTCGCCATCGATCACGAAACAGTCGAGGGCCGCTTTGGCGTGGCGAGGACTGAAAGAAATCAGCGACTGAAGCGTTGCCGACATCTCGTCGATGAACGACAGACCGCTATAGGCCGCCAAGCGATCGAATTCGACGCCGATCACGACATCGACCGTGCCGATCCTGAGCGGCGCCTCGCCGCGAAGCGGATTTGCGGGCTTCATGATCAGGCCTCCGGCGTGAAGGCTTCGGTGGAGCCGTCGGCCAGCGAGAAATTGGCGTCATAGGTCATGTCGCCCTCGAGTTCGCCGGCAAGCGTGATCGAGACGTTGTACTTGCCGGAGAAGTCGCCCCAGCCGGGAACCGAGATGAGATAGTACCAGTCGCGTGCCTGGCGGCCGTCCTCGAGCATGCCCTTGCCGGCCGCGTTGTTGATCTGCAGGCCTGAGATCTGGAAGGTGCGGTTCTGGATGCCGCTTCCTTCCGCCTTGACCAAGGGGGCGCCCGGATTGGTCAAATCGGGGATGGTCCGGTCGAAGCGGTTGGCGCTCAAATCGAAAGAGCGGCTGCGCCCCCCGCAGACAAAGGCGTACTCGGTCGGATCGGTTGCATCCGTCGGCGTGTTGTCTTCGTGGCGGGCGATCGTGAGGGTTCTGCCGAGTTCCATTGCCGTCTCCTTCAGAGCGGGGTTTCAGGGTTGGCGGAACTGGTGACGTAGGTCACCAGGAAGCGGAGGTAGCCGAAGCCGAGGGGCCTCGCCGTCTGCGGGTCGATGGCGAAATCGGCGCCGGCAAGGGTCGTGTTGCGCGCCAAACCAGCCTGCTTCGGATCGGCGAGGATCGCGCTTTCGACGGGCGCCGACAGCGCGTTGAAGGCGGTGCGCAGCGCGCCAGCGGCGAGATGGATCACGATCAGGAATTCCACCTCGCGGCGGTAGGCGACGTCGGTCGCGGAAATCTGATGATCGATGGTCGAGGTCTCGCGCCCCGAAAACACCGTCGCGGCCGGCAGGCGTTCCTGAGGGATGTCACGGGTGCGCGGCCCGGACGTGTCGGCGAAATCATCAATCGCGGCGATCAGCGTATCGAAGCGCTGCGCGATCTGCTCACGGACATGCATGGGCCGTTTCCTATGCGGCGGAGAGGAGCACGCGCGTCATGGCGCGGCCATCGCGCGTAACGCCTGCGGCGACGAAGGCATCACCAGTGAACAGGCCGGCGAGAACCACGGTGATCGCCATCTCCTGTTCGACGCCGGGATCGTCCTCGGCCTCGATCGCCAGCGTGTGCGTGACGCCTTCGACGGACGCGCCCTGTTCTTCGGCGAAGCCGCCGGAGCGATACTCGCGAAAGATGCAGGGAACACGGCGGACGTCGCCGACGCCGACGGTGATCAGGGCCTCATGATCACCACCGAAGGCGGAGACGAAGGCCGAGCCCATGCCGGCGAAAAGGGAGGGCCGGGTAGCCATCAGGCGAGCAGATCTTCCTGATCCCGCTTCGAGCCCTTGGGCTTGCGGGCACGCTTGCTTTCGGGCGCCACCTCCGGCTGCTCGCCCGCCGGACCGATGATGAGGCCGTGGTCGACACGATAGTCCTCGACCTGCTGGTCGGTGAGCGGCAGGATATCGACATCGCGCCTGGTGTTGGCAGGAACCTCCACGGTGCCGCCATGGGTGCGCAGCACCTTGCCGCGCGTGCTGGTGTTATGCACCGTTACCCGGACGGTTTTGGACGTATCCATGGCAATAGTCTCCCTTGCGGTTTTGGAAGGATTGGCGGGCGCGGTCAGGCGGAACGGGCCAGGATGGCGATCTGATATCTGGCCGCCCCGCCGGCGCCGTTGGCGACGCGGATCTTGTCGCCGGTCGACGCGGTCACGGTGGCAAGGCCGGCGGCGCCGGGCGACAGGGCGGCGAAGACGCCACCCGGCTCGATCGGTACGATCGCGGCCGAGAAGCCCGGCACGGGACTGGACGCGCCGCCGATCGTCAGATTGGACAGGTTGCGCGGCGTCGCCTTGTCCTTGGGTTCGTTGACGACAACGATGCCGACCAGCTCGGCCGCGGCGACCGTGGCGCCGAGCGCGTCGGTCAGGACACCGGCCAGGTCGATGTCGTCATTCGACGACGCGTTGACCGTCCGCTCGGCCATGTAGAGGATGTCGATCTGCCTGGCCGCGAGGCCAGAGCCGAGTTGCGCGGCGAAGGCGATGGCGCCGTTCCAGAACGGGCCGCCGCCGAATGTATCGGCGCCCTGCTGGCCGCCGGAGACGTTCAAGGAGATTGTCGCTTTCGCGGTCATTGCCGGTTTCCTCTTCGAGCCAGGATCGTCATCGGGCCGGGCATCGCTGCCCGGCCCCGTCTTGCAAGCGTGCGCCTACTGGTTCACCGCCTTCTGCAGCACATCGGGGCGTGCACAGAGGTAAAGCGGGTAGGAATAGAGCTCGCCCTTGGTCCAGGCCTGGCGATCCTTGTCGACGACGTTGATCGCGTAGGTGTCCTGGCCGCGCGTGTTGACGAAGGGCCCGAACTCGGCCGGGGCCATCGCCTTGACGAAGACGCCCGGGGCGTTGACCGGAAAGAACTTCGCCTCGCCCGCCGGAACGGCCACCGTCGAATTGTCGTCGGTGCCGCGATAGTTGTGGAACGTGATGCCGGCGAATTCGAAGCTTTCGAAGGCCTCGGTCTCGCGCAGCGCCTGCGCCGCCTGCCACTGCAGATAGAATTTCTCGACGTTCGGATGCGTGACCAGGTCGTCGTAGAAATCGTCGCCGGCAAGGGCGTGAACACGGGAGGCCAGCGTATAGACACCCTTCGAAGCGCGGATGACCTGGCGCTTCACGTCCTGGCAGATGCTCCAGACGTCCGTGGTGTCCACATCGAGGTGGAAGTTGATGGCCGACGGCTCGGAGATGCCGAACTCGGTGAAATAGTTGTAGATGACGGAAGTGCCGTCGGCATCGAGCAGCTTGCCCTGCAGCGCGCCCAGGCGATGATATTCGTGCGTCAGTTCCATGTTGCCGCGCACCTTCGCCATCCGGCCGGCATATTCGACCTGCAGCGATTCGAATTCGCTTTCGGTGCCGAAGGCTCGAATGCCTTCGATCTCATAGGCGTACATGGTGAAGGAATCGGCGAGCCGCGTGGTGCGGAAGTCGCGGATATCGCGGCCGTCGCGATCCGTCTCGCGCGGCGCGGCGCCAAGCGGCGAGGTCGGGATCAGGGTCAGGGTCTGCCCCTTCTTCTCGACCGCGATGGTCCGGGTATAGACCGGGACGGGCTCGAAGATGTTGAGCGAGCCGAGCAGGTTCGGAACATAGTCGACCTTGTTGATAGCCGCCGTGAGGCTGACCATCGAGAAGGCCCTGTCGTTGAATGCGTCCATGGACAGCATGGCGGTTTCTCCATTGGCGGCTTCGCGGCCGCGAGGGTTTGAGGAGGGAGGATCGGCGCGCCTTGCAGGCGCGGCGACAGATCAGCGAACGATGATGCCGCGGCCGTCGAAGGCGGCTTTGGTCTTTGCCTTCTGGGCGTTGTCGGCGCCGTTGGCATAGATCAGCTTCGAGGCCTTCACCTGCGCGGCGCGCACGACGAGGGTACGCTCGTCCTCGACCGCGCCGATGCCCTCGAAAAGGATCGCCGCCTCGACCTGGGTGCCGTCGCTGGCCGCAGGATCGTGACGCTTGTACTTGCCGGTGCCCGCGACAACGGTGATGTTGAAGCCGTCGCCGGCGACCATCGGCGTGCCGCCGGCGGTGATGGTGAAGCCGAGATCGTCGCTGTAGGCGACGCCGGTCGAGCCGGACTTGATCTTGAAGCCGTCCGGATCGGTGACGTCGAACTTGGTGGCGGCGGTGAATTCCACCGAGTAGACGCCAACCTTGGCGCCGACGCCGCGCGTCACGGCCGAAATGGTGGCGTTGCCGGTGTTGCCGCCCTTGGCGGCGGCGGTGGCGGCACCAAGCGTTGCCTTGCCGAGCACGGTGCCCGGCTTCAACTCACCGCCTGTCGCGTCGACGGTCCCGACATCGCGAGACCGGAAATGCTCCGCCTCGGAAATCAGGAATTCGGCGGTGCGCGGGCCTTCAATGAAGGTCGTCATGTCACTTTCCTTTCCTTGGTTTGGACGCCGGCCGCGGACAGCGGTGACCCGTCATGCCGCGCCGGCGTCGTTGGCGCGGAATGCCCTTGCCGCCGCGCCAGGCGGCGGATCGGTGTTTCGTGGTGCTTACTTGCTCTTGACCCTGACGCCGGCCTTGGTCATGGCGCCGTCCCAGGCAGCGGAAGCATCGCGGGACCCGGGCTTGTCGCCGCCGCGGCCAAGCTGCGAGCCGCCACGGTTGCCCATGCGAGCGGAAAGGCCGTTCGCCGCGGCGGCAGGCCCTGCCGCCTTCAGCGCAGCAACGGCCTTGACGGCGGTATCGTTGGTCGCGAAGGCGAGATGCGCGGCGAGGCTCGGATTGGCTGACGCCGCCTTGGAGCCGAGGATCGCGCCGATGCGTTTGCGCTCGGCCTTGCGCCCCCTGGCGAAGATGGCGCGATCGGCCGCGGACATGTCCTTGTCGTCCTTGCCGTCATCCGCGTCGGGTTCGTCCTTGTCGTCCTCGTCGTCTTCATCGTCGGACTGGTCCTCGGCTTTGTCGTCATCGTCCGACGGCTCGTCGGAGGAATCGGCGGCCGAGGTCTTGTCGTCTTCGGTGTCGTCGGTCTTGTCGTCCTCGAGGCGCGGCTTGCCGCCCGTCGCGCGGCGGATTGCGTTCATCAGGCTGCTCATGGTGCTGTTCTCCGGTTGGGCAGGCATCAGCCGGCCATTTCGTCCACAAAGGCCTGGAAAGCCTCCGAGGGGTTTGCCACCGCGTCGGCCAGGCCGGCATCGACCGCCGCCTGGCCAGTGTAGGTCTCGGCCTCGGTGGCGAGGGCCTTGGCCTTCGTCAGACGATCGCCGCGATAGCGACCGACCGTCTCCGCGAAGATGTCGCGCAATGTTTCCATCTCGGCGCGGAATTTCTCCGCCGTCGCGTCGGGCAACGGCGCATAGGGCGTACCGTCCGCCTTGTTCTTGCCAGCGGCGAGAATGGTGACGGTGAGGCCGGCCTCATCCAACGCGCGCGACATGTCGACATGCATCGAGATGACCCCGATCGAGCCGACCATGCCGGTGCGTGGGACGATGATGGATCGCGCTGCGGACGCTAGCAGGTAGCCGGCCGAGCAAGCGTGGTCGGTCAGGATGGCAAGGACCGGCTTTTCCGCAGCAAGCGCTGCGATCTGATCGGCACAATCGAACGCGCCGGCCACCTCGCCGCCGAAGCTGTCGACCTCTAAGACCACACCACGCACGCTGTCGGCGGCGCGCAGATCCGATATCTGGGCATTCAGCCCCTCGTAGGACGTCATGCCGGAATAGGCGCCGGTCCATTTGCCCTTGGCGACGAGCGTGCCCTCGATTTCGAGCACCGCGACATTGCCGACGCGCCGCACGCTTTCGATCGCGCTGGTTTCCTCGCCGGTGAACCAGTCATACGAAGTCTCGTCGCGGATCGGCTCGCCGAGTATTCCAGCCTGCGGAGCACGCACCTCGATCGAGGAGCCGAGCACGCGGCGACCGACGGCCCGGCAGATGATCTCAGCCTTGACCGGATGGACCAGCAGCGGCGTGTTGAACATGCGCGCCGCCTGGAACGGATAATGACGCATCATGCCGCCTCCTCGCGTTCCTGCCGGTCGCGCCGATCATTATCGACCGTCGACGGGCCGTCCGTGGTGGTCTGGGTCACCGCCTCCGGCTGGGCCGGATCGGGATTGAGGCCCTCGGCGATCATCATGCGGCGGATGCGGCCGCGCTTTCGCGTGACCTGTTTCCAGTCCAGCCCCTGCTCGGCGCATTCCCGGTCGAGGTCGGAGATGCCGAGCGACAGGCGAAGACCGGCGGCCTTGGCTTCCTTCTCGGGATCGACCCAGCCGCGCGCCGGCCCGATCCAGTCCGCCCGCGACCAGGCGGCGGCCATGGCCTCGAAAGACGGCACCTTCGCCGGCAACTTGATCAGCTGCTTGTCGAAGAATTCCTCGAGCCATGCGCGATAGATCTGGTTCATGAACTGCGCGGCGAACATGTCCTTGCGCGCCGTCAAGCCACGCCAGATTTCAAGCAGCGCTGCCCGGGCGCTCGAATAGTTGACCTGGCTCCAATCCATGGTGAGCTGCTCGTATGTCAGCCCGACGGTGGAGGCGACGTTGCGCAGCCCGGCGCGGAAGAAGGCCTCGAAACCCGAGTTCGGATGCCCGGGCTGGGTGAGCGTCACCTCGTCTCCCGGGTAGAGGAAATGCGCCGTGCCGCCGGGCAGGCGGGGAGGCGCACTCTGATAGGCCTTCATGCGATCGAGGTTAAGCGCGCTTATGTCCTTTGCCGTCATTGCCTCGGCGAGTTCGTCATGATTGCCGGGCGACGTGATGAAGGCGGCAAGCACCGCGTTGACCAGCGCCGCCTGCAGCTCGGCCTCGTCATACTTCACCATCTGCTTCAGCTTGCGCAGGATGGGCGCCATCGGCGGCACGCCGCGAAACTGGCCGGCGCGGTCCGCCTCGAAGGCGTGCACCATGAGCGGACGGCCCCATTCGGTCTCACGCTCGACATAGTTCCACTCCGGTATGCCCGCGCCCCAGACGGCATCGTCGTCGGGGTGATGGGTGCGGATATGGTAGCCGACGGCCGCGCCATCCCTGTCCAACTGGACGCCCGCGCGCAGGTCGGCGGTATCGAAGGTCTCGTTGGGGTTGGACAGGCGATCCGGGTCGATCATCTTCACGTAGGTGGCGAAACCGCCGCCGCGCGTCTCATCCCAGCAGATTTCGGCAAGCGCCTCGCCATCGCCGATACGCTGGCGGTAGGCGAGGCCCAGAACGGAGGCCATCGGGCCTTGCCGGGAGGCATTGCACCAGAAGCCGGGATCCTCCGCATAGGCGGTGTAGGCCTCCTCGATCTGGTCGGAAATCTCGTCGGCCTCATCCGGCTCAAGGCCGAGGGTCTTGGCGGGCAGATCGACGGACAGGCGCCAACCGGAACCGATGATCAGGTCAAGAGACCGCGACATCGAGGCCGATGCCCAGCCGTCATTGCGGGCGATATCCTGGACGCGGTCGCTGATCAGCTCGCGCTCGATGCTCAATGCCGACTGGCCGGACACCGAGCGCGGAACCCAGCCCGCCAGATCCTGATGCGTGTAGCTGGCGGCCTCATAGGCGGAACGGCCGAAGGGCTCGCCACGCTCAACGATGGCCTGCTTTTTCATCGGGACGCCGAAGCGATCGAGGATGGCGCTCATGCGTGCACACCGCGGCGATAAGGGCCGGCAGCGAGGCCGAGTTGCGACTTCAGTTCGCCGATGTAGCGGCGAAGCTTCGATTCATCGGCCTGGGCGTAGCTCACGCTCTCGCCATCATAGGAGAGCGTCACGGCCGACTTGCCGATCATCAGGCTGTGCAGCGCGGCTTGAGCCGCCGACAGGCGCGCCGACAGGACTGCCCTTTCGTCATCGCTCAAGGCCATCGTCTCACCTGTTCAACTGTTTCATCAGATCGGCCACCGAAACGCCCTGTGGCTTGGCGGCTTGGGGCGCGGCCACCGGCTCAAGCAGCGGCAGCGGCGTGAATTCCTCGAGGTCGAGCTGCGCTTCCTTGGGCGGAACCTCGATCGCGGCGGCGAGTGTTTCCCAGTCTTCCTCGCTGCGCTGGCGCACACCGAGGCGAATCGCGGCGCCCTCGGCGATGTTCATTGTGTCGAGCACTTCATTGCGCAGGCCGTCCGGCAGGAGCCAGCGCCACGACACGATGCCCGAGCGACTCTTCTCCTGGAGACGGCGTTCCGAAACCAACTGCCGGAAGAAGTCGTCGCCCATGCCTTTCGGCAGGTGGACGTACCCGACTTCCTCGGGATCCTGTTTCTTGAGCCCGCGATAGAGGCCCATTTTCAGGATCGAGACGGCGAGGTTGAAGAACTTCCGCGAGTACTTGACGACGCGGCCCTTCGAATCCCGCTCCTTCTTGACCATGGCGAGCAATGATGCCGTCTCGTTCGGCACGCCACGGGTCATGATCACGCGCGACAGCGGGTGCCGCTTGGCCCATTCCCAGACGTCGGCGGTCCAGGCGTTGCCGTCGATGGCCAACAGATCGACGTCGCGACGATTGCCGAGAAAATCGGGCCACTGCCGCTTCAACAGATTGTCGAGCGCGGTGCGAATTTCCGGCTCCGAGATATGCCCCGAATGCGGCTTGCCGCCCGGCGGCACCGTCTGCGCGTCGAAGACGCCGTAGTCGATCGTCCAGCGTTGCCGCCTGGCGCCCCAGCCGACGAGATGCCATTCCACCCGGTCGCCCTGCACGTCGACGCCGATCGTCAGTGTCAGCGCGCCTTTCGGGACAACGCCGCGGCGATGGCCGATCTGCTCAGCGCGGTCACGCAGATCTTCCCACGGCAGCGTCTCGCCCGTGGCCTCATATGCGAGGCCGAGCCAGTCGTTCCAGAAGACCTGCTCGGCTTCCTGGTCGCGCTTCTGCTCATCGGAGCCGCCGGCGCGAACATTGAGATATGCCCTGGCGAGCGCTTCCCAGCTTTCCAGCGGCGAATACGGCACCCACAGGAAGAACGAACGGTGATACCGCTTGCGTTCCGGGTATTTGGCGATCCATCGCGCCTTGCCGCCGAGATGCACCGGCCGACATATCTCGGCGCGATGATGCTCTTCGATCAGCCCGCCGCATCCCTCGGCGACGCACGCGAACGCGGCCCTCTCCGGGTGAGCCGGATTGATGTGATCCCGCATCGCTTCCCATTCGAGCGATTGCAGGTGGCCGCAATGCGGGCAAGGAACGTGGTAGCGCTCCTGGCTGCCGGCCTCATAGTTCGCCGTGATCCGACAGCCGGGCGAAACCAGCGGCGTCGATATCTTGAAGACCTTGCGGCCCAGGAACGCCTTGGAGCGTGAATCGGCCTGCGCCTCGGGGTCGCCGGCCTGATTGTTCTCCCATTTCGCCAGATCGTCCTGGACCTGCCGCTTGGGCGAGACCATCGACAGGTTCGACGGCGAGTTGGCGCCGGCGGCGGAGATCGCGCCGCGTCCATCCTTCCGCTCCTTGTAGAGCTTGGAATTCGAGCCTTCGCGGCTGGTGAGCGGAAACAGCGGCGCGAGGCAGGTCGTTTCCTTCAGAAGCGGCACAAGCTTCTGGTTCGACCATTTGATCGCATTGCTGTCCGTCGGATGAACGTAGAGCAGGTCGCACGGGTCCATATCCATGGTCCCGAGCGTGAAGATATTGGCCGTGACGGTGCCGCCGACCTGGGCCGACTTCTGCAGCGTGACGATCTGACAGGGATCGTCGGGTCCGAGCGCCTCGAGGATTTCCGAGAAGAACGGGAACGTCTCTTCGTTGTAAGGCCCGGGCCGCGCCGTGATGCGCTCGGAAAAGACGATGTTGCGCTTGGCCCAGCGCAGATAGTCGACTGGCGGAGGCGGCGCCATGACGCTCGCCAGAACCTGGTAGAGCGAGGCCTCGACATTGGCGAGGTGCCGGTCGTGAAAGGTCATGCCCGTTCCTTCCCGGCCCAGCTAGTCCGGATCGTCCTCCTCTTCATCGCCGCCCTGAACTTCGGCTTCGGCCTTGGCGATCGCCGCGGCCTTATCCGCGAATGCCCGTGTTGCCGCCTCACGCACGGTGCGGAAGGACTTTGTCAGGGTGTGCAGCACGTCCCGCCGCGGGATGCCGAATTCCGCCGCGAGCGCGTCCGCCATGGTGTTGAAGCCACCTTCGACGGTCGTCAGCACCATCGACGCCGTGCGGGCGATCTGCGCCTCTGCGTCCTCGCGATACATGTATCGACCATCGGCAAGCGCTTCCTCGCGCTCTGCCCGCCTGGTCTGAATTCTGGCGAGTGCCAGTCGCTCTTTCGCGATCTGCTCGGCGGTATCGTCGATCGGTCTCGGCGGCTCGGCCGATGGCGGCGGTTCGGGCGCGAGCGGAGACGGCGCCTCCGATGCAGGCGCACCGTGGTTCAGTTTTGTGCCGAGACCGTTCAGCCCAACGAGCTGCGTCACGTCGAGAGTGCGCTTCAGATCGGCGAGAGCGGCGTTGATGACGATCTTCGCCGAACGGCCCTCACCCGACAGTGACGCCCGCTTGATCTTGCCGGCCGCGATCCATTGCGACACCCGGCCCGGCGTGACGTTGCAGCGCGCGGCGAATTCCGTCTTCGTCTCCGTGGTCATCGCAGACTTTCAGGTTCTCGCCGCCGCGACTTTACCCACTTTAGGCCCGAGTTTAGCGCCCGACTTTAGGCTTCAAAAACCGACGCTGACTGCCGAACCCACACGGTCCCAAATACCCGCGGGGCGGGTTGCGTTGGAAGGACCCGTGCCGCGAAATGGAACTTGTCAGGGTACCCGCCGCTTGTGACACTATCGAGTGTTGCGGCCTATCGCCTTGCGGTCGCCATCGCTTGACCAAACGACTTGGTCCACAGCGGCGGGAAGTTGCGTTCCGCGCTTTCGCGCACGATGCCATAGTAGTCGAGGCGCGGTTTGTAGGTCTCATCCTGAACGAACAGGAGCATCGGCCGGATGCTGCCCTTGCCGTCTCTGATCCAAACACCAGGCTTGAGGTGCGATCCGGGCGCCGGCACGAAGAAGCGCTGGCGCTTGTAGTTCTTGTTGCGCACGACAGAACGTTTCGTGCGGTTGGCCGTAGGATCGAACTGAACCTTGAGGTCAGACAGCATCTGCACGATCTGGCCAGCGCCGATGTTGCCCGCAGCATTCAGCTTGGCACCCGATGCAGGCACCGTCACCCAGCCTTCCGGCAGGTATCCGGCTCGGCTGAGCGCGCGCTCGAAGGACTTCTGGCCACGCTTGCCGCCAAACACCTGCGGGTAGAGATATGCCCCGACAGGCAGCTTGCCGGGCGAATAACCCGACAACAGCACCGTTGCGCGAAGGCGATCCTTCCTGGCCGGCTCAATGGTCACGCCACGTAGCGTGTAGGCGATCGGCCGGTCGAAGTCGCGTGTCATTGCCGCGCGCATATCTTTCTGCGCGGCTTGAGCAGTCCACGTCAACGCTCGCGCCGTAGCGAAAGGCAGTTGCTTGCGCTCTATGTCGTCGGCCCGCCGGAAGAGCCGATCGAAATTGAAGACCATGGTGACGGCAGGGCCGCCGGCTGAATAACCGACGCCGCCTGAGCTGGCATTGGTGAAACTCAGGCCGGCCATGATCCACCAATGAAAAACCCCGGTCGCGGGGAGCGCCGGGGTGATTTCTTTTTTACCGTGTTCAGAGGTATGTCAAATCTCTGCTGCACGTCAACAGGCGGTCGCAGTTTTTTTTGCAGCCCCACGCTCGACCCTGTCGACGATGCCGACACCGGCCATATCCCGGTCAAGCCAAGGCGTCATCGAACGGTCGGAATGGATCAGCCGATGGGCGACCAGGTCGCTCGCAACGGCCGCCTCAAGCCTGCGCAGCGCTGCCACCCATATCTGGTAATCGAGCCGGCCGAGAATATCGCCGGTCGGATCGATCGAGAATTCGTGCTTACGATAGGCGCCTTTGACTGGCCGCTGCGTGCGGACATTGTAACCGTCCACTTCGAAGTCATAGTCCCGGCCATCCTCGTGTTTCAGTCGGCGCATCACGAACCATGCCGGCTTGCCGCCGCGCTCGACGATGCGGATCTTGCTCGGCTCGGCGCCGAAGTCCGGCTCCCTGCCGAGAATGGCGGTGCCGACGACGAGGCTGACGATGCCCGCCGCGCGCCGGTGCGCGGTCCTGACCATGTAGCGCGCGACCGCCTTCTCCACCGCTGCATCGGCCATGCCGTCCGTGTCGGGCCAGTCGGCCAGCGCATGCCAGTTCGCCGGGATCGTCACATCGCAGTGCTGGAGGCCGGCGACGGCGCGCCCGATGGCGACGGCGTCGTCATGCGGCTCGCCCTGCTCGATGAAGAAGTTGCCGCCGCCGGTGCCGACATCAATCAGCGTGCCCAGTTCGGCAAAGCTGGTGATCTTGCCCCAGGACGAGGCCTCCAGCATCCGCCAGGCCGAATTGGCGTTGTCCAGACCATCCACGCCACCGCCTTTCGGCAATTCATGGACAAAAGCCCAGGTCAGCAGCTCTTCAATGGTCACGGTTTTCATCTGTTTGTCTCCTATCGTCCCAATTTCGGGTCTATCGACCCAGTTTCTTGTTTTCCGCCCCAATTCGAAGAAGAAGAAAACCACAACGAAAACAGAGCGTTGAAAGGAAAGCAGGGGAGGAAGGGACGCTAGGGACGATGAAAGTCGCGCTATATGAAGAAGCGACAGACAGCTTTTTAGCGTGTCCCTATCCCCTTTTCACATGTGCGCGCACGGACAACCCGGGAAAGATCGTCCCTAGCGCCCCTAGCGTCCTATCATCTTGATTTCCCACACCCTTTTTCCAACACCAATCGCCCCACGATCCAACCTATCGTCCCTCGCTGCCCAAAACCGGTCGTAGACCAGCGAGAGGGGCGCTGAAAACGCGCCAACGCTGGTGCTGAAAAGGGGGACAAGGGATCAGGCATCGGTACCGTATGCCTCTGGTGATGGCCCGGGATCGCGCCCAGCCGATCTGACGAACTCATCCCTGACCTTGATGCCGCGATAGATCGTCGTGCCGCTCTTGGCCTTCCAGAACCGCTTCATGGTTCCGTCGGGGGATCGCCAAGCGAGCCGCGTGTAATCGGGCAACTTTCGCGAGAACGTCGACGATTTGAACTCGGCCGCGCCCTCGCGTGCAGCCCAATTCGCGTAGCCGATATGCAGGTCGCCCGGTGACGTCTCGTCCTCTTCCTTGCCCGTCACCACGCATGCATTGCGCAGGAACGCGCCGACCGGGTCGCTCTCCTCCCGGTACTCCCGCGTCGCCGCCAGGACGCTTTCGGGAGGCCGCAGACCGTAATTCAGATAGTCGAGCGCACCTCGCACAAGCCACGCGAAGACGCCCTCCGCCTCGGCTCGCAGCTTCTTGGGCAAATCCCGATCGACCCGATCTTTCGGTATCTGGACCTCCCACGGCACCAGGTAGACGCGTCTCCAGATACCGTCCGACGTATCGTCGATGCGCGGCTTATGGTTGCCCGACAGAACGATCTTGAATTGCGGCATCACCTCGAAGAAGTCCTGATGCAGGCGCCGCACAGCGATCTTCTCGCCGCCGGTCAGCGTCTTGATCAGCGCGTCCTTCAGCTTCACGCCCATCTCCGGCTCGGAGGCCGCGACCATGCGAGCGCCCGGCAGTCGGGCAAGGTCGGGCGTGGCCTCGTTGCCGCCGCGGCGTGTGTCGCCGGCGAAACTGTCGATCGAGAGCGTCACGGCGAAATCGCCAAAGATCGAACACAGGAGGTCGACGAAGGTCGATTTGCCGTTGGAGCCGGCGCCGTAGAAGAACACGAGGCATTGCTCCACGGTCGTGCCAAGCAGGCAGTAGCCAGCGAAACGCTGCAGGAATCCCCTGATCTCTGGATCGGGCTGCACCTCCTGCAGGAAATTCTCGAACACCGGCGCGGCGGCGTGTGGACGATATTCGGCCTCGCCGAGCTTGGAGATCAGGTCGACCGGATTGTGAGGGTCCAGGCGGGCAGCCCACTCATAAACGGGATCGTCCGGGTCCGATTCCTCGTTTTCGACCTGGACGAAACGCAGCGTGCCCGATCGACAATTGAACGCATGGAGATCCTTGTTGAGGTCGCCGACCATCATGGCGACGTGAGGAAGCGCCTCCTTCATCATGTTGTCGAGCTTCGAGGATCCCGCCGTGCTCTTGGCATGCCGGTGGCGCGAGGACTTTCGCCCGTTGGCGCTCTTCCTGGCTTCGTCGGCCATTTCGACGATGTCCTCGAGTTCGACATAGCGGCCGAGCTTTTCGGCATCCCAATCCTTCTTTGGCGGCCCCATTCGCTTGCGCTCCATGCGGGCGTTGCGGCCGGCTTCCATCGCCTTTTCCTCATCCTCGGTGGCGGTCAGCAACGAGGCCTCGGCCGAGATCAACTCGGCGGTCTTCTGGGCCAGGGGTCGAACGACCGAGCCATCTTCGTCTTCCTTCCAGCGCATCGTGTCGAAGCCGTGCCAACCGATGCGCGCGACATGAAGAACCTTCAGGCCGTAGCGGATCAGGAACCGCCGACCGTTGCCGATGTCGGTCTCGGGCTCCCAGGCGCAGTCGTTGAGCAAAGACTGCTCATCGGGTTCCTCGGGAGGCGGCGGCGGTGCTTCACTGGCACCCGACAAGGGGGAGCGGGGCTTTTCCGCGGCATAGATCGCCGCCTGACGCTCGGCTTCGGCCAGGACGGCCGCCACCTCCGCAGGCATCGTCTGCCCGTCCGAATTCTTCTTTTTCGCCACTCAAGTCCCCGTCACGGCATCCGCCGCCATTTTCGAAAAGTCATTCCCGCCGCGTGGCCAGATCAGCGTCGTAAGCCGGCCCGGCCGGGCATGCCGCGCCCGCGCCCGCGCCATCGCGGCCGCCGTCATCACCTGTTCGGAATCGCCATCGCCAAGCAGCACCAGCTCGTCGACATGCGCGCCGACCCACATCGCGTCATCAGCAGCCTGGTCGCGCTTCGGTACCGGCCCCTGCACCATCACTGGTCGCATCACGCCCCTTGTGTCGGGCTTCTTCAGCATCGGATGCGCGAAGCGCGACGAGGCCTCGGCCGGGCCGGAAAGGTTGCCCAGGTCGCCGGCGGCGAAATAGAAGGTGTCGTCGCGCCAATTCTCCCAGACGCCAAAGGCGACGCCGTTCTCGATCCCCTCGCCACCGACCCAGCGGCGCGCTTCCGAATGACCTGATATCGGGATCAAGCCACCCTTCTTCGAACCGCGCATCTTCTTCGACGGCAGCAGTTCGCCAGTGTCGGGATCTGCGAACAACGGCCGGTATTTCGGCGCGCGGTCGAGATCGATCCAGGTGATGTGGCAGCCGATCAGCCCAAGATCCGGACCGATGAAGGGTGCGACCATGGCCGCCCCGGAATAAAGGGCGACCGGCGCGCCGCGCTCGTCCTGGCCGTGCCAGTAGGTGACGTCGGCGCCGACGCGCAACCAGGTGTCGTCCGGGTAACCGGCGCAGCGGCGGCCGAGATAGAAGCGGCCACAGGGCAATGACGATGTCGTCAACGGCGTCAGCGGCTGATAGATGCCGCGCGCCTTGTTCCGCTCCTTTTCGCGATAGTCGGCCTGGCTGTCGGCACGCGCGGCCGCGGCCGCTTCGTTCTGCTGGCGGCGTTCCTCGAGCCGCTTCAGCCGCGCGGCGCGATCCTCCTCGCTCTCGCGCTCGCCCTCTTCGGGAATGTCGCGGTCGAGCACGATCGAGCATGCTTCGAGCAAACCCTGCCTGGTGCGCACGTCTAGATCATGGCAATGCGCCGCCATACCTATACCGTCATTGCCGCCAATGCCGCCGGCGCGGCAGTTCCATTTGTTCTTCTTCGTGTTGAACGCAAAGGTATCGGTGCCACGGCAATTCGGGCACGGCTGGGCATGTTCCGCGCCGGTGCCCGTCTTCTTGAATGCCAGTTTGAGGACCTTGGCGGCATCCTCGATCGACACCGCGCGCGCATCCTCGACAAACTGTTTGATGACGTCGTCGGTCATTTCGCCTCCATCGAGGCATTATAAATCTCGCGGCCGGGTGTAGACTTATCGGCCCAGCTCGGATGGCATTCCAGAATGTGGAGCCGCTTCTTGGTCAGACCGACAAATCTCCAGCCCGCCTGGTAGAAGCAGTGGCCCCAGGTGGGGCGCCCGGCCCGCCATGTCGGCTTCACCTCTTTCGGATCGACAAAGGTGAAGAACCGCTCGCCCGGCCAGCGCATCCACGCCAACTGCCGCGCCACCGTGTTGAAGGGCTCGCGCAGCCCCTGCCCGCGAAAACCCTCGCCGGCATGGTTGCAGGTGACGACGAAAGCGTCATCGCCGGCGTCGAGCACATGCCGCTTCACACCAAAGGCGAGACGGCCATTGGTCTTCACCGCGAGCGGCCGGATGATCCGCTTGCCCGTCGCCTTGGTATAGGCCCGAGCCTCCTCCCTGGTCAGGAAGATCGATGGGCAGTCGATATCGAAATCGATGATATCGGCCGCGACCGGCCACGGCTTCATGGCGCTGCTCGCCACCAATTCCGATTTCGGCGCGGCATGCGTCCTATCGGGCGTGACGACGCGGGCGGCGTCGCGCCGGGCGCAAAGATAGAGACGCTTGCGGATCGTCGGCGAGCCATATTCGCAGGCGACCAGCTCGTCCCAGCCGACCGAGTAGCCATAGCGCGACAGTTCGTGGACGAACTGATGGAAGGTGTGGCCGAGGCGCTCGGGGTCGCGCTCGAAGCCCTTGCCGTCCTTCCGCTCGATCAGCGGCGACCATTTGGCGAAGGCGCCGACATTCTCCAGGCAGATGGTCCACGGCCGCTGCCAGTCCGGCAGTTCCTTCAGCCATTTGAGCAGCACCCAGGCGAGATCGCGCACGGCGCGCGAGGTGATCGGGCCGCCCTTGGCCGTCGAATGGTCGCGGCAGTCCGGAGACAGCCAGAGAAAACCGAAGAGATTGTCGCCGAGCGTCTCGCGCATCGACACCCGCCAGACATTGTGCGGCAGATGAATGGTCTCGGGGTAGTTCACCGCATGCATGGCCAGAGCGGCTTCGTCGTGATTGATGGCATAGGTCGGCCCGAGGGGATGGCCAGTCGGGAGCAAGCCTGCGTCGGCCAGTCGCTTGAAAGCCTTCTTGATGCCGTTCGAAGCGCCGCCGCCGCCCGCAAAACTGTCGACGGCGACGATCCTGCGTTCGCCCTTGGCGGGCGGGATCGCCGGCAGAGGCACCTTCTTCGCCGGCATGAAGCCGGGCACGGGCAGGCAGCGCCATTTCTCCTTGGCGGCCGGCGGGGGCAAGAGGGAGAATTCAGCCTGGCTATGCAGCATCACACGCCCTCCGCCACGACATTGACATCGCCGCCGCGCCGGAATGGCATGTCGACCTGGAGCAGGCGCTCGATCGCCGGGCGCGAGAGGCCCAGGCGAGCTTTCACCTGGTCGACGGTCTGGCCCATTTCGAACAGCAGCCGCACGCCCTCGGCCTGCATGGCCAGCGGCAGCTTGAACAGGCGGACGGGGTCGATGGCGGCGGGCGTGCCGAAGCCGGGGCCGGCCGCTCGGGTCTTGGTCAGGGGCGTCATTCTTCCGGCTCCCAGCAGGGCTTGTTGTAGGGTTGAAGGGTGATCAGGCCGGCAACGCCGAACATGAAGGCTTCGCGAGCGCGGATGAGCCGCCCGCCCTTGCCGTCATCCGTGGTGTCGAGGCGCGCGCCGTTTACGACGCCGTGCTGGCGCAGAACGGTCTCGATCGCAGCGGTCGAGGCGTAGGCGCATTCGAAGGTGAGGCCGAACGCTTTGGACTTCGGTCCGAAGCCGTTGACGATCTGCAGCCAGTATACGTAGCGGGGCTCATCGGCCATCGGTCGCCTCCGCTGTTTCAGTGCTCTTCCCGTGAAACATTTCGTCGGTTTCACGATCGGCATCGAGCTTTTCGGGCGGATTGTAGAAGGCGCGAAACGACAGTTTCAGCCAGTCGCAGACGGCGATGACCTTGGGCGCCGAGACGCTCTGGCCGTTGCAAATACGGGACAGGTCGGAGATGGTGACGCCGATCTCGTCACCGCAGACGCGCCAGCCACGTCCATCGCCACGAAGTCGGGCGTTCAATATCTTGCCAAGGCCGAGATAGTCGTATGTGGCGAGCTTACCCATGGCGAAGCTCCTTCTTCAGGAAGATGGCCGGCTCCTCGCCGATCCAGTCGCAAAGGGCGAAGAAGGTGTAGCTTCCCGGGTTGCGGCCGCGCGCGGCGCGCAGCACCGCCTCGCGCTCAACCTCGGCTTCCCTGGCGACGCGGTTGACGGTCTTGCGGCGATGAATGCGGCGCGCTTCGAGGAAGATCGCGAACACATCGAAATCGACATGGCTGGGGTCGAAGGCATCGCGGACGATGGCAGCGTCGGTCATGCGCGGCCTCGCAAAATTCGCACACAAATGTGCGGATTTCTATTGACGTTCGCACATCCATGTGCGATATTCTCTCCATAGAAAGGAGAGAGAAACGCATGAAACGCGACGCCTTCATTCGGGAACTTCGGGGACTTGCCAGAGAGCGCGGCGTGGCCTTCGAAGTGTTCACCGACAAGGGGAAGGGTTCGCACTATCGCGTGAAGTTCGGGGACAAGATCACCACGGTGCAGTCCGGCGAACTGACGAATTTGAGAGTACGGACCATACGGAAGCAACTGGGGATCGATTGATCCCCAGCCTTTCGCGGTCCCAAAAAGAAAAAAGAAGCAATAAGAAAGAAACCAACGAAGCGGAGCGACACTGCCATGTCGAATACGACCTACCAGTATCTGGCGAGGCTCGAACCTGACCCCGAGGGCGGATTTCAGGTGACCTTCCCGGACGTACCCGAAGCCATTACCGGCGGCGCCGACGAGGCCGAGGCGCGCGCCAACGGAGCCGAGGCGCTCGGCCTCGCGCTGCGCGGCATCCTGCAGGATGGCCGGCCGCTGCCGCCGCCGGCGGCGAGAGACCACGACCTGGTGCCGGTCGCCGTCGATCCCGACACCGCCTTCAAGCTGGCGGTGGTCGAGGCGTTCAAGGCGGCCGGAATCTCGAAGTCCGAACTCGCGCGTCGCATAGGCCGCGGCGAGACCGAGGCGCGCCGGATCCTCGATCCGGATCACCCGACTGGCCTGGCGCTGATGAAGGCGGCGCTGGCCGCGCTCGGCAAGACGGCGGTCGTGTCCGTGATGGACGCGGCTTGAACTGGCAGGACAGGCGGCGGTTTGAGCGATCATTCCGCCGCCTCGCCAGCATCTTCCGCTGCAGGCGCAAAGGCCTCGGCCTCCATCAACTCGAACAGGTTCGGTCCCTGTCCGCCGGCGGCGGCGGTCTCGGCATAATGCACGCCGTCGGCGAAATAGTCCGGATTAAGTTCGACGCCGATCGCCTTGCGGCCCATGCGCAGCGCGCAATAGGGCACGGTCATTATGCCGCCGAACGGATCGAAAACCGTCTCGCCCGGCATCGTATAATCCTCGATCGCCCGCTCGACGATGTCGAATTGCAGGGGGCAGAGATGCATCTCCCTGCCCTTGCGCTTCTGCAGCATGTTCAGCGTGCGCATGCGCGCCACGTCGGTGCGGATCTCGGGATGCGCGCTGTGCGGCGGCGCGATCATGAAGGTCGGCGGCAGACGACCCGCTTCGTCCAGCGCCTCGCAGAATGCGACATGCATCTCGGCGTCGTAGACGTTCTCCAGGCAGAACTTCTTCCAGCCCTGATAGATCGCCTTGCCGGACAGCTTCAGCAGCCGGGCGAGTTCGTCGGGCAGCAGCGGGCGGTTGCCGGATGAGCGCCAGACACCATTGGCATCGAGTTGCCAGCGGCCGCGCGAATAGCCCGTGCCCGGGATGGCCCGCACGCGCTTGGCGTCATAGTCGTCGTCGCCGGCCTCGATCGGCCTGTGATCGATGACCGACACGAAATCGGGTTTGGCCTTGACAACCGGCACATCGGCATAGCCCCGGCTGCGGTCGGTCTGGGGCTTGCGGAATTCGAGCAGATATTCCGGCATGCCGTGGCCCATGCGGGTGCCATCCTTGCATTGCTCGGTCCAGCCCAACCGGTAGGTCTGGTTGTTCTCGCGCACGACATCGGTGCCGACAGTAACCCGCGACAGGAAGGCGAAGCCGTGCCGGCGGAAGTGCGCCGAGCAATCGTCCGAGAACGGGCTGACCGTCTGGAAGCCGAGCCCGTTGATGCCGCCCGGCACGATCCGGTCCTTGACGTGGATGACGGCGCGGCGGCCGGGCTTCAGCACGCGCAGCAGCTCGGGCGTCAGGAAATCCATCTGCGCCCAGAAATGCGCATCGTCGTCGGTGTGGCCGAAATCGTTGAAGGACGGCGTGTATTCGTACTGTGTCGAGAACGGAATCGAGGTGACGATCAGATCGACGCTGTCGGCGGCCATCGACCTGGTCTCGACCACGGTGTCGTTGTGCACGATGAGAAAATTGTCGCCGCGCACTTCGCGCCGCTCGACGCCAAGCGAGCGCTTCATCGCGCCGCCAAGCACCTCGTCCGCCAGGCCGTATTTCCGGATGATCTCCGACATCCTGGCGGCCTGCGCCTCGAACTCGCGCCACTTTCGTTCCAGTTCGCGCCGCGTCCCCCGCTCGGCCTCTGTGTAGATCAGGTCGGCGCGCACAGGACGCGTCTGGCCGTAGCGCTGCGTGCGAAACAGCGACTGGAAGAAATCATGGAATTTGAAGCCGATGCCGAGATAGACATTCCAGGCGCAATGCTCCTGAAAATTGCAGCCTGAACCGCTGATTATCGGTTTCGTCGCCAGTTCGGCGAATTCGCCGTTGGCGAAGCCGACAATGCGCTCTTCCTTGGGCTCGTCGTCGAGCGTGCCCCAGACGGACTTCACGGTCGGGATCGCGCTTTCGATCGCCACGCGCTCGGCCTCGAGGTCGTGCCAGAGGATGCGATGCGCGGCCGGATCCTCGGCGCGGATGTCCATCATCTTTGCGATGCGTGCGTCAAGCGACCGCTTCTTCTCGCGCGCCGCGTCGACCACGCCATGTGTGGCGTCGGCGAACATGCGCCCCTGCCCGTTCTTCTCCGTTCCGGCTGCGCCATGGTCGGAAGGGATTTCATGCCAGCGCACGTCGATCGGCGGCAGGTCGTAACCTTCGTCGGAAAAGCCGAGGTCGGACGGCATCTGCACGAACAGCGCCCAGCTCGCCACCCAAAGCCAGAACTCTTCCTCCTTGTGGGCGTGCAGGGTCAGCCTGTCGGCCTTGGTCGAATCTCGCTTGAAGAACCTGGTCTTGGCCTCGCCGACATCCATGACGCCGAGGAACGCGGCATAGGCCAGCAGTTCGATATACTCGTTCGGATCGGGTATGGCCGTGGCCACCCAGCGATAGCGCACGCCGGCATGCTTCACGCCGTGCTTGCGGTCATCGCCGGCGAAGGTCGCCATGAACTCGCGAAAGGTCTTGGTGCCGCCGAAGCCGCGCAGCACGGCCGCTTCGTCGAGCGCGGCCGCCGTGAACAGGCATGGGTCGAGCTTGCCGTCGCGGATCGTCTCGTAATTGGTGATATGGATGAGCTTCTTGCCGGCTCCGGTCCTGTTCGGCTCTTCCATCTGGTTCGGCCGGTTGACGAACTTCAGCTCGACATCCGGATGCCGCTTCGCCGCCTCGAGGAAGAACTCATGCTTGACGCCGAGCGGAGCCACCTGCAAAGCGTGGCCGCCGGCATGGATCATCGACTGGCGCAGGATCTCGAGTTGCGTCGAGGTCTTGTGCAGGCCAAAACGCAGGAACAACGCGCGGCGCCCGCCGCGGCACGCCCAGGGCACGATCGCCTGCGTCATCGGCTTCAGCAGGGGATTGACGGTCGCGGGATCGACCTCGAAGCCGAGCGAGGGGGCCGTACGCACCTTCGCCTGCAGGAATGAGGCATAATCCGGATGCGCGGTCATGGGCGAAACCTCGCCGGCTGAGCGTCAGCAGGGAGATAAAGCGGATGCTTCGGGTGCCCGTCCTTGGTCAGCCCAAGCGAGAATCTCTCGCGGTCGCGCATCCAGCCAAGCGCCGTCTCGTCTTGACCGAGATGCGCGCCATGGACGCCCCAAGCGCAGATGACGATCCCAACCGGATAGTTCCAGTTCAACACCTGGTCGAACGCTCGGCTGTTGCCGACACCGACCGGATCGTCACCATGGTTGAGCGCAAGCAATTCCCGCGGCTCGGTGGCTCGGAAAGCGAAAAGGTTGAGAACCTCGAGGCGGTCGTATCCCCAGGCCTTCGCGAACGCGACACATCGCCGAATCGTGGGATCGTCTTCGATCCCGTCAGCCGTTGAGGGGTTCAACATGACGAAGACGCATGCCTTCGGTTCACCGAGCTGCGCTCCCGCGCCGTCGACGACAGGCTTACCCTTGTCGTCCGACCACATGTCCCATTGGGCCGGCGCGGGGTGCAGGCGCCATTCGCGCCAAAGCCGATAGCGGTATTTGCCGCACGGCGAGATGTCGGCGCCGGCCTGTATGTATGCGGGAGTGGCACCCATCACTCGCCGCCCTCCGGTTCGCAGGGGGCGTGCTTGCCGCCGCCGAGGACGTATTCACGCCAGGGCGTCCAGCACCAGTTGCCATCGCGGTTGCGCAGGAAACCCCATTTGCGGGATGACTTTCCCTGCCAGACGATTGTGATGATGCGGCCTGGCTTGAACAACGGCGGCACGCGGCCGGCCCCCGCGACGAAAGCGCTGCGCGCCGATGCAAGGGTGGCCTGTTCGTCATAGCGACCGAGCACACGATGCGTGTATTCCGCCGGCCGGTAGGACCACCGGAAGGCCGGCACGATCTTGCGCGCCATGGTCACGACGATCGCGCGGGAGGCCCATGGGTCATACTCGCCAACGGGCTCCAGCCCTTTTGTCGCGATCTCCTCGACATAAGGCGTCAGCGGGAAGGTCCAGAAATCCCAGGGGTGATCGTGCGGGTCGGGATCGGCATCGCCGCGATGGAAGACATGCAGCCGCAGGCGGCCGATGATCAGCCGGGTCAGATATGGGGTGCGCCGGTCACCCTCGTCGCCATAGAGCGTTTCGAAATCGACCAGGAGCCTCATGCGACAGCCCTCGCCAGGCGCTCGCCGATCAGATGGCGTCGGCAGTAACGGGTCTCGATCACGTTCTGCGCGCGCTCGGCGCCGCAGACCGGCATGTCCGGACCGTCAGGCCCGAAAGGATCGCCGACATAGTGCAGGCAGCGGCCGGCGAGCATCGCGTCCAGGAAGGTGCGCGGCAGCGGCGCGGGCAGATTGGATGGGGCGGTATCGGCGCCGCCCCTCGCCCTACTCGCATCTCCCGGCGCAGCGGTGCCGACCTGATCGACATGGTCATTGGCGATGCTGCCGTTGTCTTCGGATGCTTTCGCTTCAGGAATCGTTTTGGCAATTTTGGCCCTGGCCAGGGCGCGATCGCCCTTAAAGTCCCGAGCAGGCCGGGCTTTCAGTGTGGTCGCGGCCTTTTCGACCCTGGGGGCGACAGCCCGGCCGCGCGCCTGGTTTCTTGGCTGGCCGAGGAGCGCGCCATACTTGCCCTCGCCGCGCTTCAGCATGCCGATGACGGCATTGCGGCTCTTGGCCGGCAGGAACGCAGCGATCTGGCCCGAACTCAGGCCTTCGTCGGCGCGCGCCTTCAACACGGCGAGTTCCTCGGCGGTCCAACTCATGCCGGCACCAGGAGAATAAAGGCTGCGATCCAGATCACGGCGGCGCCAGACAGACCGAGGACCACCTTGCCGAGATCCTCGAACGAAGAACCAGAGGGATCAGTGGGATGGGAATCTGCCGCCGGCAGACGGTAGATAGCCAGCCACAAGGCAGCGGTGAGCGCGGCGGGGAGCAGCCAGATCATGCCACGCCTCCCGTGCGGCGCAGCAGGGATCGCTCCTGAACGGCCAACTTGTGGTCAGTCAGCGAGGCGACGGCTCGGGCCTCGCCGATTTCCTTGCGCGCCTGGCGCACCGTGGCGAGGCTAGCCGAGCCGGCAGCCGCGAG